TCTTTCTAAAAGGTAAAAACGCTATGAATCACCCAAGCATTGTTATCGAAAATGTTCACGTCAGAAGTAATGAGCACGGAACCTATAACCTGAACGATATGCACAGAGCCGCAATTGCCGGTGGACTTGCCAAGAAGTGGCAGGTGCCTAGTCAGTTTATCGGTGCTGATGGAGTGCAGGCTTTTGTCGATGAAGTTTCCAAAGTGCTAAAAGACACTTTGGAGCAAAATCAGATACTTGATGTTATACACGGTGGAGCTAATCGTGGGACGTGGGCGCATGAGTTGATCGCCTTAAAGTATGCCGCATGGCTTTCGGCGTCTTTCGAAGTGAAAGTTTATCAGACCTTCCGCGATGTCGTGATGGGCAAGCTTTCCCTCTTTGCTGAGGCCAACAAGCTTGAGTTGGAGTATCAGCATAAGACCAAGCGTGTCAGTACAGCAGCTCGAATTATGAATAACTGGGGCGTTGGCGGTGAAAAGCGCCGTATTGAATCTGAAAGGATTCATATGCAGGAGCAGATTCAGTTAGTCATTCCCGGTTTGCCAAAAAAAGACGAAGCGGCTTGACGGGCTCAAAATTGAGCTCGTCGGCAAGAGAGCTACTTTCACAACAGCTCTCCATTACAGAAGCTCTTCACTGAGGGGCTTCGATAATGATCTGTGTAACCCCGCAAGGATGGTGAAACGAACAGTCAGGCTTCGCTCAGGCGAGGCCTTTTTTATGCGCGCAATCTAGGCTGATCCCCGAAAAGACGCTGCGCCTGCGTCCTGGTTGCGCACTCCAAAGGCGATAGCGAGGCGGCTATGTTCACTGTGGAATATCTGAAATCGATTAAATCAAGAGAGCCTATAGTGTCCAGAATTATGAAAAAGGTTGAGATTCGACCTGAAACAGGGTGCTGGATATTCAAAGGCTCGAAAGATAGATGCGGTTATGGTTGCATTAAAATTGGCAAGCACCAGCTCGGAGCGCATAAGGTTGCTTATTTGATGTTTGTTGGGGATTACGACCAAAAGAACCTTGAGTTAATGCACAGTTGTGACAACCCGTCTTGTGTTAATCCGTTCCATTTATCACCGGGAACACATAAAGAGAACATGGATGACTGCATCAGGAAAGGGAGGCACACATCGCAGAGGGGGGTTTTTATTAAACCTCATTACGGTCGTCAGGCCGAGTATGCAGGTTCAAAGCTAATAATGACGTGTTCGCCAAGAAAAATGGCGACTATGAATAACGAAAAGACATATGCAGGTAGTTTTTGCAAAGTGCATACCGACAACAATTTAAGGGTTACCGCTAACGGCGCTTGTTGCTTTTGCCAGGCTCAATATCAAAAAAGCAAGAGAACAAACTGCGATACCAAATCAATGAAGTGCATTTTCTAAAGAGATTTATTAAATCTTGCTGACGGGTAAGCCGTAAGTGGCTAAGCACTTCTGATAAGCAGGGCAACAGCTGCGACAAGGCAAAGAGGTAATCATGTCAGACACCTACCAAATCACGCTAACCACGCAAACAGGCGAAACCTTCACTGGCAAGATGTCACGACGTCAGCCTGAGCTGGTGAACGGCTTTGTACCGCTGGCTACCGAAACTGGACAGTGGCTTTACTTTGCCCCTGCCGACGTGAAGCGCGTGGAGTTCACGCCAGTGCCAGCAGAGCAGACCGAACAGCCAGAAGAACAAACAACGGAGTAACCAATGAGCAAACCGGACTGGGAGGCCATCGAGACGGCGTACCGGGCCGGAGTGATGTCCCTCCGAGAAATAGCATCACAACACGGTATCAGCGAAGGCGCTATCCGTAAGCGCGCCAAGCGTGACGACTGGGCGCGTGACCTCAATGCGAAGATTCAGCAAAAGGCTGACGATCTGGTACGCAAACAGGAGGTACGCAAACAGGTACGCAACGAAAGCACTTTGACCGAGCGCGTACTGATAGAGGCGACTGCCGAGGTGATTGCCACGGTACGCATGGAGCACCGGGGAGACATCCGCCGGGCTCGTGAACTGACTAACACGCTATTCGATGAACTTGGTGCGCAGTGCGCAGATGTATGCGCGCTCGAGCAACTGGGCGACATCATGTTTGACCCCGACGATAAAGGGCGGGACCGGCTCAATGAAATTTATCAGAAAGTGATCAGCCTGCCTTCCCGCGTTAAATCCATGAAAGACCTGAGCGACAGCTTGAAGACGCTGATAGGCCTCGAGCGTGAGGCGTACAGCATCGAGAATAAGGCTGAAACGAAAGAGGTCACCCATAACGTCATGCTGGTGCCAACCAGTGACAACGTGGATGACTGGGAGGCGGCAGCGCAGAAACAACAGGACGGGGTGCTCGGTGGATGAATTACAAAGCTGTATGGAAGCCACTGCCTGGATCTCAGTCCCTGGCGCTGAGCTGCCCGTGTAATGAGATCCTGTTCGAAGGCACTCGCGGCCCGGGCAAGACTGCTGCGCAGTTAGCCAGATTCCGGCGTAATGTCGGCGTGGGCTATGGCTCGTTCTGGCGAGGCGTCATTTTCGACACCGAATATAAGAACCTTGCCGACATCATCACTCAGTCGAAGCGTATGTTTCGCCTGTTCAACGACGGTGCACGCTATCTGTCATCTGCGAGCGAATTGCGATGGGTATGGCCAACAGGCGAGGAGCTTCTCTTCCGTTTCGGTAAAGAGGCAGACGACTACTGGGATTTCCATGGGCAGGAATTCCCGTTCATTGGCTTTAACGAGTTGACTAAACAGCAGTCCCCTGAATTCTACGAAATGATGTTCTCCTGCCGGCGCTCATCGTTCAGGCCGGAAAACTACCCGCTGGATAATGGCAAGTTACTGAGGCCAATCCCGCTGGAGACGTTCAGCACGACCAACCCGTTTGGCATTGGGCATACCTGGGTGAAGAAGCGCTTCATTGAGCCAGCGCCGCGCGGAACCGTACAGCGCGACCGGCAAATGGTTTTCAACCCTCAGACAGAACGAGAAGAGGAAATCACGCTGACCCGCGTGGCCATCCACGGATCGTTCAAAGAGAACCCTTACCTCGACCCGCAGTACATTGCGACCCTGATGGCTATTAAAGACCCTAACCGACGCAAAGCGTGGGTAGAGGGCTCCTGGGATGTGACCAGTGGCGGGCGATTCGACCACCTGTGGAATGAATCGCTGCACGTCATTAAGCCATTCCGCATACCGGATAGCTGGACAGTTGACCGCTCCCATGACTGGGGTGAGTCGAAGCCGTTCTCTAACCTGTGGTGGGCTCAGGCTGATGGCACTGCGGCAGAGTTGCCTGATGGGCGTCAGTTCTGCCCGCCGGCAGGGACAATAATCCTGATCGGAGAATGGTACGGCTGCCCGCCTGACGAGCTGAACAAAGGCCTGAATATGTCATCCACCAACGTCGCGAAAGGCGTGGCGTGGATTGACAAGCGGCTGGTGGGCGAAGATGTCGACGAGCCGGAAGAGATACAGATCGACGGAGTCACGCAGGGCCAGCTAAACATTGTTCCAGGAATATGCTCGGAAGTTATTCCGGGCCCGGCTGACAGCGCCATTTTCAATACTGGTGACGATGAGTTATCGATCGGTCAGAAAATGGAAAATCAGGGTGTCGAATGGCTTGAAGCCAATAAGAAGCCAGGCTCGCGAGTTAACGGGGCTTCGGTATTCGCCGACATGCTTGAGGCTGTAGTTGAAGGTAAGAAGCTGGAATCTGGCATCCCTGAGAAGCCTGCCTTTTACGTTTTCGAGCACTGCCGCGGATGGATTAGCCGCATACCCGTGCTGGTTCGCGACAGCAAAAACCCAGATGACGTAGATACCCAGCAGGAAGACCACGACTGGGATGCTACCCGCTACCGAGTACTGCATTCACCACAGAAAATCACCGGCATGTTGGTGCGCTCGCGCTGACGGAGGAAACCGTGAACGAAAGCGAAATTAACAAACAATTTGCCGCAAATGCCAGCCTCGATCGTGACCGTATGCGCTACGTTAACGCTCTGTTCAATGGCACCAGTAATACGAAACGCCAGCGTCTTTACCAGGAATTTGGTTATCCACTGAACCTGACGTTCGACGACTTTTTCCGGGCCTACAGCCGTAATGCGATTGCTAATGCTGCGGTTAACCGGATGGTCGATGGCTGCTGGGAGGACTTCCCGGATGTATACGAAGGTGACCAGACGAAGGATGCCACCCAGCAAACGGACTGGGATAAGCGCGTAAACAAGCTGCTCAAGCGTTGCTGGAAGCAGATTAAAGGCGCTGACAAGCGCAACCTCGTGGGGCGCTACTCTGCGCTGCTGATCCAGGTAAAGGATAACCGGACCTGGGATAAGCCGGTCGATAAGATAGTTACTGCCAGGCAGAAGGAAAAGGCGTTAGTTAAGTTGATCCCGGTGTGGGAGGCACAGATTGAGCCTGTCACATATAACGAAGATCAGAGCAGCGAGAAGTATGGTGACGTCACCATGTACTCGTTTACTGAAATCCCAGTACAACAGCAGGCAGGAGGGCAGCCCGGACGCATCATTAACGTCCACCCTGACCGCGTAATTATCCTCGCTGAAGGGTCAGACGATGGACGCCTCTACTCTGGCGAATCAATGCTTGCTGCTGGCTTCCATAAAATCATGGACAGCGAAAAGGTCTCCGGCGGTGCGGCTGAAGGTTTCTTCAAAAACGCCAGCCGCCAGCTCAACTTCAACTTCAGCGCCAAAACAAACTTCTCAGCACTGGCTAAGGCCCTTGGTGTTTCTGAATCTCAGCTATCCGAAGCGCTTGATGGGCAGGTGCGACGCCTTAACGACAGCTCTGATAGTGCGGTGATGATGCAGGAGGGCGACGTCAGTGTACTATCGGTTGCAGCGGCGGACCCAGAACCAACGTGGCGAACCATTCTGAATGAGTTTTGCGCCACCGTGCCGATCCCTGTCAAAGTACTGGTCGGCATGCAGACGGGCGAGCGGGCCAGCACCGAGGATGCGAAGGACTGGGCCAAAACCCGCATGAGTCGTCGAACTGGTTTCCTGACAGACCTGATAACGGACATCGTTACCCGATTCTGGGAGTTTGGCTTTATTCCTCCAGCGGCAGGCGAGGAAATCACCGTCGGATGGTCCGATCTACTGGCACCGAGCCAGGCAGAGAAGATTGCCAACATGGATAAACTCGCCGACGTGGCCGTGAAATCCACAAACGCGTTTGGTCGCTCTGCTATCACAGAAAATGAGATACGCGCGGCGGGCGAACTGCAAGCCCTGCCTGAACTTGATGACGAGGTGCCGCCAGATGGCAACAAGCCAAAGCCTGACCCACTGGCCGACCCAGAATCAGAAGCCGAAAAGTCCGGTGATACCGCGGTCGAAAGTTGACCCAACAATGTCGCGCAAGTCCGTCAGCAAGATGGAGCGCGACATTGAGGATCGGTATTACGCGATAAAGGTGGCGCTGAAAGCCCTGTTAGACCAGCGCCTGACCGGGCGAGAGCGTGAGGTAAATAGCCATAACTGGCATTTTCTATGCCACGACAACGGCGCGGATATGCGGCTCTACCAGGTCAACGCCGGCAAGTTCATATACGACATGTCGGCGCAGGAGCTTGCTGATCTGCTGGAAGCGGTGCAGAGCATTCTCGACGATTATCTGCTGGAAGGTGGCGAGCAAAATCTCTGGGCAATGGATTACGTCGTCGCAGAAGCTCAGCGTGGCACACTGGAGGCATTCAACAACCTCTCGCAGCAGTCTCAGGTGTACGCCAGCCAGACGACGCTACAGCAGCTTTTAAGCAGCCCCGGTTATCTGAACCAGATTTCTGCGGCCAGGCTGACAACGTTCAGCGACTGGAAGGTCATCAGCGATACAGCCCGTGGTGACCTGACCAGCATCATCACCGATGCGGTAGCGCGCGGTGTGAATCCTCGCGAGACAGCCAGCGTCATCAGCAAGCGTCTCGATGTGTCGATGTCGAAGGCCAAAACCATCGCTCAGTCTGAGCAGGTCGGCGCGCTTCGGCAGGCGCAATGGAACGAAACGGACTGGGCCGCTGACAGGTTAGGTCTGAATACCGGCCTTCTGTGGCTGTCAGCGCTAAAACCAACGACGCGCAACTGGCACGCCAGCCGCCACGGCAAGGTTTACACCACCGAAGAGGTGCGCGACTTCTACGCGGAGAACGGCAACCGGTACAACTGCTATTGCAGCCAGATTCCAGTGCTACTCAACGACGACGGCAGCATTTTCAATGAAGGACTGGCTGATAAGCTGGCGAAAGAAAGAAAAGGGTGGCAATCTTCTTGAGTCATTAATGGAGGAATATCATGGACAATGAAGAAAAACTTCAAGAAGTTATTGCACACCCGCAGAATCTGAAAGACAGCGCTTTATCGCATCTTGTGCTTTTGGCAAATGTAGGGGTTGGGGTCGATGTCACCATAATTGTTGGTGGACAGATTGTCGCCGGCCAACTGGTATCGGGTAAAGATTACGCAGAAACAATAGCAACCAACCTTAGAAAGGCCAATGTCAGTGATGAGTTGAAAGATGCAATGGCATCATTCTTTGATGACTTGGCTAATGAATATGTAAGTCAAGAAGGACGCACCATTCCGCTGAATTTCCTCCATATTAGAAACCCATCGTATATGAAAGGGGATGGCGGGTGGACTACAGTTCAAGGAACTATTGTGAGAATCCCAATCGAAAAGGTTAGCGGTTTTTCCATGGGAAAGGACAGCCAACTTTAATTATCACCATAAGGTCGCTCCGGCGGCCTTTTTTATTGCCTGAAATCCAACAATGAGGACCCAGCATGAAACGCAATCGCGTTAACGTGCTGACCGTCGTCAACTCCGCTTCAAACATCACCACTGAAACCATCGACGGCAAGCCACATATCGTGGTTCGCGGCATCACGCCTGTCGTGGACGATATCGTGATGAACCGGAAGTTGTACCCGGCAGCAGAAATCGAAAAGGCCTACAACACGCTCGAGCGTAACCCGATGCCGCTGGGTCACCCGAAAGTGGACGGCAAGCATGTGTCGGCGCGAGATGTCCGGGCGGTGAATGAGTACCACGTCGGGGCCTGGCTACAGAACGTGAGCCACAAAGACGGGAAGGTGACGGGCGACATGTACGTTAACCGCCAGTACGCCGAATCCAGCGATAAGGGCAAGCGCCTGATTAACCGCCTGGATGAGATGCTGGCCGGTACCAACTCCGACCCGATCCACATCTCCACCGGCCTGCTGTATTCCGGTATCGCTGCCAACGGTGAGTCAAAGGGCAAAAAGTACAACGAAATCGCCACCAACATGATGTTTGACCATGTGGCGGTACTGCTTGATGAGCCTGGCGCTGGAACGCCGGAAGAGGGGGTTGGCATCTTCGTTAACGCTGAGGGTGATGAAGTCGAAATCGAGGTCGTCAGTCTCGAAGATTCTACCACCCCAGACCAGCAAGACCCCGCGTTCAAAACATTTTTCAACCAGCTAAAGGCGTTTTTCGGCGCCAACAGCGATTCAACCCAGAAGGAAACAGACCCGATGAAAGAGCTCATCGTTAATGCGCTGAAGGCCAAAGGTAAATCGGTTGACGGTAAAACCGATGCCGAACTGATGGACGCATATAACCAGATGCTGGCAGAAAACGCCGACAGCAAAGAAGAAACGCCTGAAGAGAAGTCCGCACGTGAGAAGAAAGAAGCGGATGACAAGAAGGCTAAAGAGCAAGCTAACAACAGCGAAGAGATGCCAGCGTGGGCGAAAGTGCTTACTCAGCAGGTCACCGCACTTAACAGCCAGATCAATGCCAACTCTGACAAAGAGAAGGGCGAAAAGCGCGCGGCTGTGAAGCTGGCGATGAACATGAGCGATGAAGAAGTCGCAGATCTGGACGGTAAGGCACTCGACGCCATGTATGCCAAGTGCCAGACATCTTTTGGTCTGAACGGTGCATTCCGCCATCAGGCTACTAACACCCAATCAGTCAGCGAAATGCCGGAGTAAAAAATGGCTAAAGACGGAAAACACGTAATTCACGCGGGCGGTATCTTCGCAAACCCACAACTTCACCGAGAAGGTGCCGCAGCCGCTGATACGCCTCCTGGTACGATTGGTTTCTTCGACAACACAACGAAGGAATTCACCGCGTCTGTGGATGGCAATGAAGCCGCGATCCTCTACGTAGCCAACTATGACTACCTGCGTTGCAAAACCGTAGACGACGTCATCAAGGCTGGCGACTGGGTTGTTGCTTTCCACCCAACCCCGGGCGTTTTCTTCAACGTTCCCGCTGTAGCAGGCACTTATACGAAAGGGCAGCCGCTCTCTGTTGCCAACGGTCGTGTTAAGGCTGTTGGTACTGATGAATCGGTCCGCTGCTACGTAGAAGAAGACCGCTCATACACCATTGCAACGGCAGGTGACCTCCTGCGCGTGGTCATTAAATAAGGAGCACCTGAATGTTTGTATTCTCCACTAAGCAGGCGACCGAAACCGGGAACCTCGAAGCCAACATGGCTCAGTTCAATGAGCTTACGTTCGCTCGTAATTCCAGCGCTCAGGCTGTGGCAGACTTTATTGCTCGTACTCGTGTCCGCGGTGAAGCGGCAAATGCCCCGGTGCTGGACGCAGTAAACGCAGTCGACGATATCCGTCGTCTTTACAAGGCCTATGACCAGACTGTGTTTAAGCAATTCGAACCGAACACTGAATTCACGCTGCTGAACGACCTGATGCCGCTGTCTCGCTCTGTTCGCCTGGAAGAGTCTGTGTACGAATACGCTCGCACCGGCGGCCGTGGCTGGGCGCACACTTCCATGTCCGGTCAGATTGGTGCTGCGCTGGATGCGAAGTCCTACACCTTCGATGGCACCATGGTACCGATCCACGACAGCGGCTTTAAGTTTAACTGGCGTGATCCGGTATTCAATAAAGGCTCTGCGCTCTCATCCTTGGCGGATGCTCAGGCCGGATCTGTTGATGATGTGCGTCGACAGTATGTGGACTACATCTGGGAAGGCTTCCGTGACGCAGACGGTAACTACATCAAATTCGATGACAAGACCTGGAAGGGTTTACGTCACGATGAGCGTGTGGCCCAGGTGACACTGACTGTTAACTTCGCAACCAGCACCGACCCGAAAGCCATGCGTGCCGCGGCGATCGCCCTGCGTGACGTCCTTAAGCTGCAAAACATGCAGTACGGCCAGCAGACGTGGTACGTCTCCAGCGAAATCATGTCCAACTGGGAACAGTATTTCGATGTGAACTCGCTCCGCACTGTGCTGGAAGAGATCTCCAAACTGTCAGGCATCGCGGCAATCAAAGAAGATGCTGAGCTGACCGGAAACGAAATCGTAATCGTACCGCTTCAGGCTGGCGTGATTGCTCCTATCGTCGGTCAGGCATTCGGTACTGTTGCCGATCCGCGTCTGCACTATAACTCAGATTACGTATGGCGCACCTGGGGTGCTGCTGGCCTGATGGTCAAGCAGGACATCAACGGTCACTACTCTGTTATTCACGCTTCAAGCTAAGGAAACAACATGGCACTCGTAAAGGTATTGGTAGCAAACCTCTTTGCCGGTGCCAGCCTTCAAAAGCTGGAGGCTGGACAGGTTTATGATGTCGTTGACTCGATCGCTGAAAAGTGGATTGAGCAGGGCAAGGTAGAGAAATCCACCGAGAAGAAGGGTGAAAAGCTCGTCTTTGAAGTGGCGACACCTTCTGCGCCTGTGGCATCCAGTGCATCCGATTTGCAGTCAAAACTCAATGAGGCGTTGGCTCAACTGGAACAGGCCCGGTCTGAAATTGATGCTAAGGATAAAGAGCATGCCGAAGTGATTGAGCAACTGAAGCAGGAAAGCGCAGTTAAGTTGGACGCTGAAACAAAACGTGCTGACGCAGCTGAAGCGGCAATGGCAGAAGCTATCAAGAAGGCGAAATAACCATGGCTGACCCAATCACAGCGGCAGACGTGCAGGCGTTCCTCGGTGAATTGGGTTACTCCATCCCGGGCGCGCTGCTGGAGCCGATTCTCTGCGTGGTCAACAAGATCATCCCGTGCCTCGATGGCGCGGGGTATGACGAGTGCACCGCGAAGCTGATCCTGATGTACGCCGCCGCGCTTATGGCTACTTCGTCCGGCGCGCGCCGCATCAAATCGCAGGGGGCGCCGTCTGGCGCGTCCCGCTCGTTTGAATATGGAGACGACAGCATTACCTGGCTGCGTGACTCGCTGGCCCGGCTTGATACCAGCGGTTGCACCGGTGAGTTACCGATCAGCGCAGGTAATGGCGTCGGCCTGTTCATGGTGGTCGGGGGC